TGTTTCGCTATCTCTTTCTAGGTCCCAACGGACCGAGGCCATTACTTGGCCTTGCCTGTTAAACCAGGCAAAACGTGGCATAGTTGTTACTTAACTTAGAGGATTCGGTCGCATGGCACATCAGAATTTTAACGTGAAACTCACTAAAACGGATAATTCCCTGAAATACTCCAATGGAGTGTTCCGGTGGAACTATACCTGCACCTCGAAAGAGGCGAGTGAGAACACGACTGGTGTGCAACGCGTAAAGCCGGAGGGATTTATGAACCCTACGGCCTACACCTTCCTCAAGTACAACTACGTCTATCCCTACGGATCATGTTTAAATGATCCGAACGTCACCGTGGGTGCCTCAAATGGGCAACTCTACGAGGGCGTTGTTGGTCCGCCGGAGGCGGGTGGCCGGTTTAATGGTCACTCGCATTTCGACGGCTGTTGTACAGGTACAACAGCACAGTCTGATGTAGGCTTGCGTAATATGGCGTTAATCGCTGTACGAAACAAGCTGAAATCGACTGAGATCAACCTGGGAATCGCGTTTGGTGAGAGAAATCGAACCGCGCGGTTGTTAGGCGACACGGCTACTCGACTGGCTCGATCAGTTCGCCATCTACGCGCCGGTAGGATCCGGCGTGCGATGGATGAACTTGGCATCTCCTCAAGGAGAGGCCAACCTCGGGGATCAAATGTGACCCAGAGGTGGTTAGAGTTACAGTACGGGTGGAGACCATTGCTCAGCGACGTTTACGGCGCTGCTGCGGCCCTTGAGAACAGGCCAAAAGGTGACTGGAGAGTCACAGCAAAGGTTACACGTAAGCAAGATCAGGAGTACGTGAAAGATTTCACGTCTTTTGATCTGTCTACGTGTAAGGCGAGTGTGGCGCGTTCGGTCTATGCTAGACTTGACGCGTTACCTCAGAACGAGGCCACGATCTCGTTGGTATCGTTAGGTGTTACCAATCCACTTTCCGTGGCTTGGGAACTGGTCCCATTTAGCTTCGTTGTTGACTGGGCGTTTCCCGTCGGGACATTTCTGTCCTCTCTGGATGCGCTACTCGGCTACGAGGACGCCTACTACTCGTCCAGCCTGCTCGTGAGAGCAGAGTGGCGGGATGTGGGGCGAACTCAGCAGACCGGGAACCAGTTGATCGCGAATAACTTCGTGGGAACGAAAAAGATGGTGTATCTTAAGAGAGAGGTTTCATCCTCTGTCCCGATACCTCATCCGCCTAGGTTAAGAGATCCTAGGAGCCTTACGAGAATGGCCAACGGACTTGCGCTTCTCGCGCAGGTCTTCGGCCGCGGTCGTTAATAGCGACTGTTTGAGTCTTTAAACCCAAACCGGTGGAAATCCCACCAAAAGGAGTCATAAACATGACTGCCATCGCAGCACTGACCATAGCAGATGGTCAAGCCAGCCCTGCCAACCACACGTTCGATCCCGTCACTACTGACGGGGCCAAAGCGCAGTGGGCGGACAGGTCCCCCGCAGTACCGAGCGGCTTCCTTACGATCTCTCATGAGGTCTTGGGGCCGTCCGGGAACCGGACCGTCCACCAGGTGAAAGCGGGCTACATGATGCCCGTTCTTGCCGAAGTGGATGGCGTGGACACCGTTGTCCGGTACTCGAGTGCTCAGGTTACCCTGAACATTCACCCGGATAGCACTCTGCAGGAACGGAAAGATCTTCTCGCCTACGTGGCCAATTCTTTGGACCTCGCGGCGTGGAAGACTTCCGTTCAGAACCTGGAGCCGTTCTATTGAAATCCTATTCCTTAAAAGGAGGACTCAAATGTTTCAGCTCTTTCTGTTCAGTCGCGAAAGCGACCCTCAGTACCAAATCCTCGAAGCTGAGGCTGTCAGGAGGTGTAATACCGCCTGGCTTGCCACAATGGTCCGCGATATTAATCGCGGCCATACATGCCCTAACCAATTTGGTGCGGGCAGTGCGGCCGAGGAGATGGTGGTTCAAACGTGGGACTAAGCGAAAGCCTAGGCGCAAGCCAAAGCAATAGCCGTCTCACGACCTGCTCATAATCCTCTTTTAGGAGGTCATGATGCGCTTTAAGAAGCGTAAGAGTGCAATCGGTTTCTCTGATCAGCGATTCCTTGAGCTCATAGCCGACGCCACGGGGATAATCCCTTGTGGTGACTACGGTCGTGAAACACCCTTAAGCCTGATGGGCCTAGAGGCTGCACGAGGATCATTGCTGCTACGGGAGCTGTTTTCGAAGTATGACGATGGGAAACCGTCGCCAGAAAAGGAAGCAGTAACGTGGAAGAGATTCCATGAAGCCGAACGTTCTTGTCTCACCGCTAACCAGCGTATTTCTACGTGGGCGCTCCTATACAACCAGCCATTTTGGCGGGGTGTAGTAGGGCGTTTGCGCGATGCGTTGGGAAGGTTCGATTGGGACGAGGCTGCTCGTGGGTTCGCCTTTGGGCCGGGTTCTACAACTCGGCTTACTAGGAAGTTCTCCGCGGCTGCCTATAAATACTCCGGTATACCGGAGAGCACTTCAGGAAATGCTAGGCTTGCTTCCGTAGCCATTGCTATGGAGCCACTCTGGAAACAGAGTGTTCTCAATACTCGAGGAGAGCCTCTCGACGATGCAGATCCTTATAAGGGTCTGGTTCACATCGTTAGAGGTAATAGCATCATTGCTGTCCCCAAGAACTATAAGACGGACCGTACCATCGCTAAAGAGCCTTGTATGAACATCTATGTTCAGAAGGGCATCGGGCGGTGTCTGCGGTTACGTCTGAAGCGGCTTGGAGTCGATTTGGATGACCAAACACGGAACCAGCGTGCTGCCCGCGAGGGTAGCATAACTGGAGCACTAGCTACCATCGATCTCTCGATGGCAAGCGACACGCTACCGTACGAACTTGTCCATAAGCTCCTGCCGCCCGAGTGGGTGTGGGCCCTTGAGCAGGCCCGTTCCCCCTTCGGGGTTCTTCCTTCTGGTGAAGTGATTCGATACCAGAAGTTTTCATCTATGGGGAATGGGTACACTTTTGAGCTTGAATCGCTCATATTCTGGGCTATTGCCCAGCAGTGTGCTTATCCTACTAACATAGATGCAAGGGATATGTCGATCTGTGTGTATGGGGACGACTTAGTCGTTCCGTCGCACATTGTGGGTGCCCTCACTGAGAGACTCGCCGAGGCGGGCTTTACAGCCAACCTTGGAAAGAGCTTTTGGGAGGGTCCATACCGCGAAAGTTGTGGAAAACACTACTTTCAAGGGTCAGACATAACGCCTTTTTACATCAGGAAACCGGTGCTTACGCTTGATCGCCTGTTCCTTGCCCAT